AAGCAGTGGTATCAACGCAGAGTACTTTATTTCCAACCTGTATTTATCCATTGTTATCTTCTACTCTAGTTTCCCATTAAGACAATAATTCAGACCATCTAAATAACTGTAAATTTCTTCAGTATGTAACCACTTAACATTCTTTTCAATTTTCTTAATGAATGCTTTAGTAATTTTAATCTCTTCTTTTAACTGTTTTTCGGAAATCATGTTAATCTGTCCCGTAAGAATTTTCCAGCGTTCGGATCACCATTTTGACCTGGCATTGGAGTGTTGCTGCCACTGGTGTTGATCGGACCTGATATACCCATAGCAATGTTCCTCAAAGTAGTAGGAACCTTACCTGCATATGATTTCTCTTGATCTGCACACCAAACAGCAAGTACATCAGCAGAAACATGGTCATCATGCCCTGCAGAAGCATCTACGAAAATTTTATCATTGATACCTACTGAGGAACGATGCCTCTCCAAAAGCCCCCATTGGTCAAATCCCTCTTTAAAGGATTTATTTTTCTTAATTTTTTCTAAATTTGGGTATTGAACTCTTCCACTATCAAGTTCAAAAACGAATTGATCTACCATAGCGTTTTTGTAATTCTTCTTTGTAATAGGCTCAGTAGCTCCAAAAGTAACTCCTGCTATTGGGATTCCTTCTTTTTAAACATCTCAACAATACCAATGGCAATATTTGAATAATCAGCAAGACCCATGATACATTGGAATGTTCCCTCAATGGGATGAATCAAATCTCTAATTTCCTGCATTTGAGTAACTACGTCACCCTGCCACATATACTTCGCTATAATGTCTTTGGTATTATCCTGATTTTTTCTTAAAATTGTAAGAACAGTCCAGTCTAAATCTTTCTGCCCAGGCATTAAAGTTCCAGATGCTGTATCAAGACCAAAGTAATATTTCTCTGTCATTTCGGGACGGCCTTTTTCTAAAATACTAAAAAGACCAGAGGCAAGTTTTTTTTGCTGATCCCCTGATAGAACGAGGTTAATATCCTCCATCCATATCATAGCATATTGAGTATTCCATTCAATTTCAGAATACCCTTCTACGGAGTCATAATGGAGAGAAGGATCATTTGGAAAAAGTTTCTCTTTTACACTCTTTGGCATCAAGTCTACAATACGTTTGGGATAGTCTTTCCCCTCATAACGAATTGATCCCTGCAGCCAATAAATATCACACTCTTCCCAAGACTTCTTTAAAACTTTATAGCGGGTGCCGTTATCATTACAACTATGCCAAAAATTATTTTTATAAAGAGAAATCCCAATCTTAATAGTTTTAGCCACACTAAAACTACCAAGCATTGGGACTAATTTTTCCTTTACTACGAAATCACTAGTTCGATGCGCCTCATCAAGAACTAGCACATGAAAGTGCTCAGACTCCTGTGTAGCTGTTGGAGAAGCTGACAATGCCTTTATAGTTGATCCATTTTTAAATTGAATAAACGAATTAGAAGTATGATTCCAATCTATCTGATCATGCACCTTAGAGGAAGGAGAAAGAATGCGACCAATAATATCTTCTTTAACTAAACGTTTTGAAGTATCTGCTTTAGGTCCAAATACACCTACACGAAAGCCTGGATTATCTAGACACATTTTAACAATGGCAATAGCTACAGAATATGTTTTACCAGAACCACGACTTGCAAGGATACCAATATAAGGCAAACTTAAATCACATACGGAATCTAGAATTTGCACCTGATTGTCATATAAATCAATGCCCAAGTTAAGCAATGCCCAATAACTAGGATTCATTGCAGCTTGGATTATATTAGCTATCCTTGCAGATAAATCAGTTTGTATCATTCCATCGAAACGAGACATTTCTTATCCTTTAATAACTTTGTTTACACTCACACTCTAACCATTTATCCTTATCAAATTCTATCGTCGCATGGCAACCACTTAATGACTCTTTAAAACAATGGGAACTACTTTCTTTAGACATTACTTGTTTTTCTACTCCGTGATGAAACGCTTTCAAATGACCACAATCAGGACAGTTAATAATTGGCATTATTACCCCTTATTTGTCAGACCATTTAGAATATATAAAATTTATTTTTCACTCGATACAAGTTTTAGATCACGACAAGAAGAGCAACGAAAAAGTTTCCAAAAAGCGATAAGAGAAGATTCTTTCCCCATCAAAAAGGAATAGATCTCTCCGTAATTATGGCTACATTTTTTATTTTGTAATGCCCTCGCTTTCGCCATTCTCTTCACCCAGAGTCCACTCAGTCATCTCCGTTCTCAAATCTTTCATTCGCTGACGGAGAATTAAACTACTCTTTTTTACTTGAGTATGGATCTCTTTTACTTCATGATCGATCTTGCGCTGCTTATCTGCACCCATGTTATTTGTTGCCTCCATTACCATTTTTGCTACCAGTCAATTTAATCAATAAATCGAGTGTAGCATTCACATCTTTTGCCAATTGCTGATATTCCTCATTAAATTTCTTAATATCTGTAACTCTCTGTTCCTGAAGTCTATCATACTTTTGAAAAAGTCGATATAGAGCATATCCTAAAATAGCCATCACTAAACCAGCAGGTGTAATGATCGACCAGAGGTGCGGATTTGTAAGAAGATCTGCTAGAAGCTCCATATTTATTCCTTATAAAGGTGAGGATAGTTCTTTCAAAGCTTGTAAAAGCTCTTCATTCCATTGGTCAATAATTGATGCTTCTTTGTTAAGAGAAGATTTCTTTCCTGGGAATTGTACAAGGGTCTTCTCCAAAACTTTGACGGCCTGTGACTTCATGCCGTTAAGCACAGAAGTAACAAAAGCTTCTGCCTTTTCAAAGTTAGCAAATATTTTGGAAAGCATCTCTTTAGGCGTGATATTAGGCACGTAGCTGACCTCTTGGGTCTGCATTGTGTAAATTTTGTCCCGCCATGCCACAACCTTATTCTCCAAGGCATCTATAAGCACACCAGATTTATTGATAGAATCCTGAAATTCTTTTTCCATTTGTACTCGTTCAGCAGCTTGCTCAACTTTTGCTACTTCCTCTTTTGCTTTAGCCATAATCTGCTTTACAGTAGTATCTAAGGTGGCTAGGTTCTGTTCTAAGGCATCCATTTTGGCTAAAACGGCATCTAGTTCAGGAGTTGCTGGAACAGCCTTCTCACGGTCTACTCCAGCTGGAGCTTTCTTTAATTCCTTATAAAAGGTCTTAGGCTCTACTGCTGGTTCATCTGCTGTCTTATTAACAGGAAGATCATCACGTAATTCCTCTCTACAAGGAGCACAAAACTCTTCCTCACCTTCGCCTAATTGTTTACCACAATTATTGCATTGCCCCACAACAGCTGTCTTATTCTGGGAAATTCCTTTCTCAAAATCAGATGCCTTTTTAGTTACTGGAAATTCTGATTTAACTATTTCCTTAGTGGTAGATCCCTCAATCTTTGAAGCTACCCATCTATCAAATTCTGCCTTATCAGCAAAATGAGTAGAATAGACCATAACTTCACCATCATAGTTATCCTTTACCCACACTTTACCAATTTGACGAGGACCTGCTTGCCCTCTCATTACATCTTCAACACCAGATGCTTGTTTCAATTCAGCTTTCTTAAAATATTTGCATGAACATCCTTCTCCCCCATCACATTTGGCTGGTTCTGTATCTTGCACATTATTAGGCAAATAGTGATCAAATCTAATATGTCCACATTTGCACTTCTCTGCAGAATTTTCTCTGTTAGCATCTGTTTTCAAGGAGGATTCAACCTCTTCCTGTTGAGGACTTGCCAAGGCAACCCAATCAATCCTGTCATGATCAGAAGGTGACAAGGATTCAATATAATTCTGCACTCCAACCTTAGCTGCACTACTATCTGCTAAACTTAATGCCTCGTGAGCAATCTCTCGTGCAAGCTCTTTTAATGCTTCAATACGAGCAGCCTCATCTGGCATTTTTAAAATTTCAGGATATTTAGAATTTGAAGCAACTTCATCTTCTTGGACCCATACTCGGACCCAACCATTACCTTCAAAGGCTGAATCATTAGCATGTTTCTCCAAACCCTTCTTAACGAATTGATAGGAAGTCTTTCCCATACCATTGACATCTTTCAAAAGTTGTTCTGCTTCAGCTTTAATAGATAAGAGATCATCTTGAGAAGCATCCTTATCTTCCTTGCAGTCTTGACAAACTCCTTTTTTAGAATCAGGATTTTTATCATTCATTGGACGACTACAAACTTCGCATTTTTCAGCAACCTTTTTCAAGGAAGCATCCTTATTCCATTCTGCAGCATGTTCTTTACATAGATAACCAGCACCATGTTCATTACTAACCATTTTTTCTACTGGAAGTTCTTTATCACACTTTACACATTTGGTAACTTTAGCAGCTGTCTTTGGTTCTGGTGTATTATATTTAATATGGCTTGGTAAATGCTTATCACAATACATGGTAGAGTCAGTACCATGTTGATGTTTAACCACAGGTCCAGCATGTTCTGTACCAGATGTATCAGAACATTTAGCAGCATATAAATGTTTATTAGGATCTATTTCATTAGGAAACATTTGCTTCTTTAATGCTTCATAGGCAGCATCATATTCTTCTTGATGAATTTCTCCACGCATCATCTTCTTATCAAGGATATTTACTGCTCGTTCAAATCTAATTTCATCAGAAGCTTCATCAGCTTCTTTCAAACTACTAGCACTATGCAAGCTATCCATAGAGGGAGTTACTGGAATATCAGATTCTTGTGGTTTTTCAATTTGTGGCTCAGCTATTGGATCAGCTGTTTGGGCACCTTCAGTTTCAGGAGTAATACGATGCATCTCTACTTTCAACAGTTCCCCATCTTTATCTACAATACCCCATTTTGTTCCATCACTCTCAGTTTCTTCACTGACAAATTTAGCTCTAAATGCTGGAAGTTCGCTTTTTAGATCTGATTGAACTATTACCCAACTTTCTGGCTTTGGACTTCTATGGGAAGTGTCTTTACCAAATGGAATAACATCCTGTGAAGGAGTTTCCATTGTTGGGGTTTCAGAGATAGGTTCTTGCAAAGGGTTAACATCATCTGCAGCTGTCTTTTCAATAGGATCTGTTTCAGAGATATTCATGTAAGCAGCTGCTCGTTTTAATGAGGCAAAAGCAGTTGGTTTATAATTAGGATTCTCTTTATATTCTCCAGTTTCCATATTGTAAATAAATTGGTAAGGTCCAAACTCATCTTCCCAACTATATTCACCACGATAAATTTTATCTCCACTAACACTAAATCTATACCATTTAGCTCCAGGAGCATTCATGCGATACATACTATTTGTAACTTCCATAACATCCTGTTTAACTGTTTCAGAAAGAACAGAAGCTACTTTCAAGGAAGACTCTTTCTTACCATATTCCTCTTCAGCATTAGGATTCTCTTTATATTCTCCAGTTTCCATATTGTAAATAAATTGGTAAGGTCCAAACTCATCTTCCCAACTATATTCACCACGATAAATTTTATCTCCACTAACACTAAATCTATACCATTTAGCTCCAGGAGCATTCATGCGATACATACTATTTGTAACTTCCATAACATCCTGTTTAACTGTTTCAGAAAGAACAGAAGCTACTTTCAAGGAAGACTCTTTCTTACCATATTCCTCTTCAGCATAATGCTTTCCACAAAGAGCATTCTTACCTTCATGGCAAGCTTCTCCCTTATGACATTCCCATACTTTATCACATTTAGAACAAGTATGCTCATGGGTATCAGCAGCTACCTTTCTAATATCTGAATTATCAGCTCTCGATATTTCTTCAATAGCTGATTCTACATGGCCTTGTTCACAATCACATCGTTTACAGCCAGGACATTCACCTTTAATAGGCTTCATATGCCCACACGAAGGACATTTTTCATTCAGTGCTGATTCCTCAACAATAGGTTCATCAACTTTTTCTATTTCTGGCTCTTTATCCTTCTTAAGATCCTCAAGCAATTTATCATGGGTTTCAGGTGATACTAAATTCTCTGGGGGCTTCAAAGGAGAAGGCTCTTCTTTCTTAATTTCTATACCTTCATCTCCTGCTGCCTGTCTTTGTTGATCTACAAATATAGTGGTAGCATCTTTGTCATAATGAAAATCTTTCGTGAGCATTTTGGTGATTTCATCCCAATTGCGGCCATTCAGTCGAAGAACTTTAACAAGCTCAACTTGCTCAGGACCAAACACAGAAGCAGCTTTTTCCTGAAGAGCTGATTCAAGCTCTTTCTTAATAGTTTCATCAATATGATCTTTCATACTTTCATGCTCTTCTTCTTTCTGGTTTTCGACATCTTCATAGGAAAGTGATGGGGCAGAAAGTTCATCTTTAGATTCAGGAGCTTTACCTTTACCTTCTTGTTCCCATAGAGGAACTTCTTTACCCGCACCTTTTCCCTTACCCTGATAAGCAGCTAGATCTTCTTGGTTCTCAAACACTAAATTCTGCACAGTGCCTGAAGGGAAAATATTCTGCAATTTAACTTGACCTGCTTGTTTCCATAAATTTGCATCAATATCTAATTCGGCTTGTGTATTATTAAGAACGGGCATATTTGTTGCAACAGGAGTATTTGAATCTTGCGAGTATTCTTTCAGCATATTTTTCATTACTTCTTTAGCTTCATCATACTTATTCTCGTCGGTAAGTTTAACAAGTTGAGCTAAGTCAGTAGAAATTAATTGGGCAACATGAGAGGCTTCTTCAGGAGAGGTTGTTTTTTCAAGAACCTTTTCTGCAGAATCTTTCCAAGCAAGAGTGATAATGGAGGAGGTTTCACTGACAGGAACTACATCAAGTGATAACTCTCGAACAGGTGAGGAACCTACGGCAGTTGGGTCACAAATTTTGAAAGATGAATGTGAAGAAGTAGCTTCTTCAGATTGTTTTATAATACTAGCAATAACGTCACGAAAAAAAGAAAAGCTCATTGTGGGCTCCTAAGCGGGTCTTAAATTTTTATTACTTAGATATTGGAGTAACTTTTTCAAAGGTCCACTGAGAGCCATCATCCTCTGCACCTTTGCTAAGAACATCTTTGGTCTTCGAGACTAGTTTATAACTTATGCCATCGATATGAACAACATCTCCGATAGAGAGGTCTGAAACGTCAGCGGGAATCAAATGTTTATTAAGAATTACCTGTTCATTAGTTCCTTCAAATTGGGTCTTAGGTTCGTCACCAGCTGTCTTAGTAAGTCGTTCAGCAATAATCTGATTAGCTTCTGCTTCTTTATAATTTTCCAATTCTTCAATGGCTGCAATTTTCTCTAGTACTTCCTGTGAAAATGTCTCAGTAAGTGCTGCTTGAATATTTAGACCCTTGGAAATTAACTCGCTAACAAGGGATTTCTTGGGGAGAACAACTTTACCCTCTTTGACTGTTACTGGGATGCTAACTGCACGTAGGGCACCATCGGAGTCAATGGTAGCCATTACATCATATCCTGTAGAAGATTCTGACACTTCAGCGATTTTGCTAGAGCCATGCCCCATTGATTGAAGCATTGCAACTAGAGCATTAACGGCTTCAGTTTTAATCTTATCATTGGCTGCAGTAATAACCTGTTCTTCAGCCTGAATAGATTGCGCTAAATGATCTGTCATATGAGATTTGCCTGATTCATCCTGTTTAATTGCTACTGAAGCTTCTTCAACCATTTCAAGACCTTCACCTGTTGCCATAGCATTCCTTGCTTCTTCTTCAGTATTAAAAGTAGCTAATTCGAATCCTTCTTTATCTGAAACCCAATAAGATGTATGATCTGCATACGGAGTTGACCAGAGAACATATTTTTCATTTTCATCAATCTGTTCACTATCAGCATATGGCTCTGGATCTTCAGACATTAGATCGGAACCAAGCCAAGAGTCTTCAGCTTCTACTTTAGAACTTTCCATCTCTATATCTTCTTGCTCATGTTGCTTACGGGAATTTGGGCAACCATGCTCATGACAGAATACACCATTAATCATAGTAGCTTCACATTGATCACAACCACGAGCAACTTTCTCAATAACTGGTTCAACGAAACAGCCTTCGAATTTAATGGTGGTTTCATTAGCCACTCGTAACATAGAATCTTTTATAATAGTAGACAGCAATTCAGCCTTATTTTTAGATGTATTATACTCATTCTTGCCCACAATTCCCAATTCAGAATCCTGCAAAGCTGAGTGACCTACTGATAGGTAGTTTGACCCGTCATCAATAAGTTTAAATCCATCTAATGAGGCTACTACTGTTTCAGGATGATTTTCAGCAGCATTCAATGAGGTCTCAATCTTAGACTGAACACTTTCCTCACCGTCTACTTCAATATTGTTATCGTTTACAGTCATATTAACCCCCACTTGATTTAAAAAATCGCCTGAAGCTGCATTAATTTTGTTCATGTTCATCTCCTAAAATCTAGTCCTAATTTGTTCCCTATTATTCTTTAATGAATCATAAGGTCTTAAATTTTTAAAATTCCAACATTCTAAACGTTGTTTTTCAATTGATAAATCAAACTGGTTGCATGAAATTATATGATCAAGATTCCATTTTCCAATACCACTACCATAATTGCTCCAATTCATCCATGGTTCCCAAAGGGATTCAATATAAATTTTAAATTCTTCTGGTGTACATCCAATATAAGCATGAAAATAGCAAGAATTTTTTATTTTTCCACGCAACGTTTCGCTAACAATTGTAGTTAACTTCTTTCTCCAGTATTTGTGCAATGGACGATTGTTTGTTTTAGCACATAAACGGGTATTATTATTTTGTTCTTTTCGTGTTGCCCATCTACAATTAGCTTTAGAATAACTATCAATTAATAAATCATTTTCAATACGATCTAAAAAAGTGTCTTCCTCTCCAAATTCTGCTATATGCTTGAGATAAGACTCATACATATCATCTCTAAAATTCTCGAATACAAGCCATCTCTCCCAAAGAGTAATTCCTCTACCACCATAATTTTTATAAGCAACATTTTTTAAATTTAAGCAACGTGCTTTCATGTTACACCAAACACCATAAAAACTACTACGTCTCATTCCATGGGATAAATTACGCTCCAAAAGACATAGTGTTAATAAACACCCACAGGATTTTGTATGCCCTGAAACTAAATTCCATCTATACACTAACTTCTTAGTTCCACAATCACATACACAATTACATAAAGTCTCCTCTCTTTCATAATCCCAATAAGAAGACTCAACAAACAAATTTCCAAATTTTTTATGTGTAATATCCTTTTTATTCATTTTAACTCCTCGGAAGTGGTAATCCCCAGATAGAGAGCTTCCGAGTTCTCTCTATCTAGTTCATACCAAAATTAAGATATATAAAATTCAATTTTAAAATTAAAAGTATAGGATCTCTATATATACCCTAAAATATTATACTTTATTGTCTACTAAGCAAACTTATCTACTACTCTAATCGGGATTAGTGGCTTCTAAAGAATCCGACATCGGAAGGCTTTCATAGAACACGATTGAATAATCAGGCATCCCTGGTGGATAGTTCCTATCCGCAGGATTCTGGAGCTGGTCTAGCAAACAAACAGAAGGGGTGATATCCTTGGCCCAGGGGGTATTTTGACCTGTATTAGTAGCTGCATCCCAATAACCTCCATCGTAGTCGCGTTCTGAATGGTCTACATAAGGCTCCTCATCCACATTATCATGATGCTGCTCATTAAAGAATTGTTCACCTTGTTCATCTGTATAAGTACTTGAATATGAACCTGCTTGCTTTTTTAATGAAGAAGACCTTGGTATTTTCCCTTGTTTTACCTCTTGCTGTCTTTCCAAAGCATCATTAATAGAAAGAGGACTTGGTGTAAAGTATAAACAATAAGGAGATTCTTCACTATATTCTATATCAAGTCCTAATGCTGCAATCATATCCTGGTGGATATATGTATAAGCATCCCACACAAAGAGATCACCTGTATGAGGATCAATAAGTCCTCTAAACATATGCCCACCCCTTAATTTACGAGAGGAATTTGCCAGTTCATTCCAGGATGGATTAACAAAAACTTTAATACCTTCAACATCTTCAATTGATGCTTGCTTAGCCATTACTGGCTGCTTCAATGATCTTATTATAGCTTTATTAATTCCATATTTAATTGCATCTTCATAAGAAACATTGGCCGATCCTGTTCCATATTTGTCATCTACAATAATGACTCCTGCTGTGTGTCCTGCTATAAAATCATCAACACTTGAAGGCACACTATGCATATCATCTAATTGAATATACATTGACCCAAGCATTCTAATACGTATCCAACCTTTCCCAAAAGCTTCATGAGAAGTTAAATGATATTTATTAAATATCCACTCATCATGCTCCATCATAGAGGGTACTTCGAATAACTTACCTTCAGGAGAAATCCAATATCCTTCCCAAGAGGCAGTAATGTCTCGTGTTAAAGAATTAATAGCTGCTTCTCTATTCTTAAACATATTCTCTAACGCTTCAATAGCTTCTCCAGATGTGCTGCTCCATTCACCCTTGGGCTTACCCATAAATCTACGTGGTGCTCCTCCAGGAGAATTCTGATCTAGATTGTCCTCATTAGACTCAGGAGAATAAGTTACAGATGTTGGTTTACTTGGCTCTCCATCTTGCGTCAAAGAATCCCATGTTGTGTTATGAGGAAAATCATGCTTCTTAGGATCATAAAATCCCTTCTGATATTCTATCAATGGTTCTTCACCCATTTCTTTAGATTCAGCTTCTTCCATTTCAGGATCATAAGCACTATCAACAGTCATCTCATCCTTCTTGCTTAGGGGCTTCGAGAACATGGAAATGAACTGTCTCCAAACTTCAGGTGAACGATATTTTCCATCTGTACATGGTTCATATTCTGTAGTATCGTCACTAACACTATCTGGATTCAAAGCTATTTCCTTATCCGATTCTGGTGTCCAATGATTATCTGGTGCATTAAATAATGATGGAAGAAATTCAGCTTTCTTCATCATACCTTTAGAATATTCTTCCCTATCAAATGAAATATCATTGTCATTTAAATCCTCTACAATAACCATTTCAGGTTTGTATTTCCAAACAAATTGTTCTGCTGATTGTGGAATATTATTGAGATCCTGAATTAATAGATCAAGCTCAGTAGGTAGTACTCCTGACACTCTTACCCATCCTTTAGATAGTAACCAGGCAATCAAATTATCATCTTCTGGAGATCCTTCTGCAGGTAGAGTAAGTCCATATTCTTGTTTAAGCAAATTAGCTTCATCGACTATCCATGCTGTATGAGATCTTGTGGCACTGTATTCCTTTCCATCAGGGGCAAGCCAACAATCCATATTACCACGATAGGCTGCTTCTTTCTTATTACCCAATTCAATTGTAGATTTATCCCCTTCAACAGGACTAAATACTGCACTATTAATTGTAATCTCTTTCCCTACAAACTCTTTATTTCCATAAAGATCCTTGCATGTTCCTTTCTTAATATAGGAAATCGTGATATGGGGATGATATTCATCTGAAGGAAGCCCTGTAGCACACTTAAGCTCTTTAGTAATCTTCTCATTCATATCAGATAAATCCTTGCTCTCTACTGAAACAGTGAGAACGTCAAACTCTCGCCCCTCTGGAGAAAAATGTTTCACTTCTCCAAGAGTTGCTTTAAATTGTTTCATTCCTTCAAACAGTTTCTCTACTTCTTTTGGGTTGTCTGAAATAATTCCATACTTAATAGTGATATGGCTATCAAGCTCTCTGCCTAGTAAGCCGTCCTTCATATAGATATCTTCATCTTTGACGTTACGAACGCCCCATTCGACAATCTCTTGCGAAATCTCTTTAGGAATATTAGCCATAATACAAGCATACTCAATCATTGGACTCTTTTGTTCTGCTGTAATCTCTTTCTTTGAGAAAGCTTTCGAAGCCATAACAGGCTGCTGCCTTCTAGCCTGATTAACAGCTAATTGAACAGAGTTAACTGGCCATTCAATTTGAACATGATTTTGCCAACTGGTATCTTCTTCAATTGTAATCTTAGCTCCTTCAGGAACAAACTGAGCAAGAAGATTATCTACCGATTGAGGAATATAATTTAAATCCTTAAGTGTTACCCCCCACTCAGATCCACCACTAGAATCCCCAATACGAATCCATCCTTCCGCTATGAGATTATTAGAATTTAAAGGCATATCAAATAGACCTGTACTCTTGGCAGGTTTAGGTTTAAATCCATACTCGTTAACCAACATATCTATATTTGCTCTAACCCAATCACTGTGAGTATTAAGATCTCCTCGATTCATATCTTCAGAAGTAACACCTTCACCTCTTACTTGAAAGATCTTACCTTTTGGGTCTATCCAATAAGCATGAGCATAAGCTGCTTCTTTCTTGAGAGAAGCTTCCATTTCTAAGGCAACTACATTATTCTGGGAAATAGTTCCTCTAGGTGAGTTTGTATCAACATCAAATCCACGGTAATGTAACTCCTGTGCAACTTCTGCATGGGTACTTCGATAAGCATCCCAAACATAGGTAACACCATTATACCCATCTAAATAGCGTAATTCATTATATTGAGATTTTTGAATTAGCTTTGATTCTTCATCTTCTGTTGGATCAATTAAAACTGGGAATTCACCACGGCTATATGTTGTAGAAATTTCTACAACATCTGCTTTCTTATCTAAAATAGCCCGTTTATATAAACCAGAAATATCCTGTGAAGGCTGCTTATCTCCTGCACGAGGTTCTTTACCAATAACAGGAATATTCTTATCTACAAGAGTTTGTAATCCCACTGTAGGTACACCATTATCTGCGTTAGTCATTGGGTAAATATTATATAAATCCAATCCAACAGTATGCTTAGCATTCCATTGTGTTCCAATGAATAAAGCATAAGGTTCTTTACGTCCTAAAGTTTTAGGATCAATAACAGGAAGATCAAAAGAACTACGTCTAGATAGCATCTTCTCTTGCTGTAAGGCCCTATTGATAGCTTCCTGACCATCAGCTACCAATTCCTCAACTGAAAGTTCAACAACTCGTCTCTGTAAATCTTCTATTTGGAAATATTTATCCTTACCCCAATTGGCAACGAAGTCAATCAGAGTAGATGGGATATTACTTAAATTACCTATCTCGATGCCAGTGCCTATAGATTTTCGTCCTGCGGCAAACAAATCTCCGACCCTGAGCCAACCATCCTCAAGAAGTTGATTAAGAAGATTACCAGTCTTAATATCCCACCAATCCTGACCTAGCTCATCCTGTCCATATTGATATTGAGTACGAAGTAAGTCTTCCTGTTCAAAGAACCAATCTTCGTGAGTAGTTTTAACAGGGTATACCTTGCCATTAGGGTCAACCCAATATGCTGCTTGGGCACGATCATATGCTACAATACGCAAAGAAGCTGTCTTATCAGATTTCTCAACCTGTTTTAATACATTTTTCCAAGAATCAAAGTGAATAGCCTTGTCATCAATGAAATATTTAGAGAATGGCTTTTCCCCCTCAAAAATAGAATCATAAGGAATTTCATGCTTATCAAGCCATTCACGAACAAGCTCAAGTCCTTCTTCTGAGTCTGCTCTACAGGAGTATATGACAACGTTATAACCCATCTCCTGCAATTTAGCTAATGACTCCTTAGCTCCTTCTATAGGATCACCAATGGCGGGGAAAGTGGCATCCTGTGCGATTGTTTTGTCTAAATCGATACAGATATCAGTTTCAGCTTCTTTAGGCTCTTCAAAGGCTTCTTTTAGGAAAGCTTGCTTTAATGAAGATACTGGTTGTAATCGCTTCTGTTGAAGTGCCTTATTAATAGCCTTTCGCAATCCTAAAGATAAATCTTCCTCCGACAAAACAACATCACGCCCAAGGTCCTCAACTCTTACCATAGTTGGTTGTTCTTTTAGAATAATATCTTCGATAATATTTGGAATATCCATCATATCATAGCAATCAACTATAAATTCATTAAAGTCATCTGATATTCGAACCCAACCATTCCTAAGCATTTGATCCCATAAATCTTCATTACGTTCAACACCACTAGCATCGTTAACTCCACTTTCAATACCATATTGTTTTAAAATATCTGAATGGGATTGAATCCATCCCATATGGCTACCTTCAACAGGAAATACTTTAGAATTGGGAGCAACCCAAACTATATTCTCGGCACGAGCTACAACATGTAATGAAGCTTTCTTTGGTGTAACCCACCAGATCTGACTATTATCAAATACAAATCCATTATAGGTTCCATCACCCTGTGAAAGGAGTGCTCCATCATATCCCTGGGACTTAAGCTGCACTAACAGAAGATTCTCATACTCTTTCCAACCAGCAGGATTCTTCATAGAGACATAGAAATCTTTAACCATCCCATGACCTGCAGCACCTGTCTCACCACGATCAATAGAACCTCTATCGGTAGTGAACCAGAAGATACCTTGGGTTGTTTTCTTAGGATTTACTTTCTTAAAATTTACATTAGTCTCATGATGACAAAGCAAGGGTTTACCATTGCTATCTACTACTTTAGATCCATTGAACCAAGAATCAAAATCTAATGAAGCTGTTTGAAGTCTTTTATGGGATAAAGCTTTATTTACTGCTTTTTGAACACCCTGTTCAATAACATCTTTCCTCAATACGTTAATATAATTCCTATTCAAATCTTCAATAAAAATACTTTTGTCATTCAATTTTAAAATAAAATCAGTAATAAAATCAGGTATATTCTGCAGGGACTCTAGATGAATAGAAGCTTTATCACCATATTTACATGCTCTTATCCAACCCTTTTTGATAGCATCATCAATATTACCTATCCCCACATTTTGTTGAATCCATTCAGTATGATTATGGGTAGGTAATTCAACTGAGTAAAATTTCCCATTAGGATCAAACCACCATTGCCCCGATGGGCCTAAAGAGCCCTCACTAATAATCTTCTCAATCAATGGAAGTTCAGTAGTAGTAACTTCCCCACCAGTTTGTTCGAGGAGTTTCTTTAATTGAGACAATATACCAAAGAACCCATATCGCTGCAAATACTTAAAAGTAAGTTCATTATCTGAAGTAGCGTCTTGTTTGAGGTGCCTTTCATCAACTAAATCCTGTTTAATTTTAAGATCTTTAATAATTTCTTCTTCAATATTGTTAAGTTTTGTTTCTATCTTATTATAAAATAGTTGTTGTTTCTCTTTATCCCAAGCCTTAATGACAGTCTCCAATTCATCTACACGCTGAATATCCCTCTTTATAGTTCCCAAGCTGCTATCTAGCTCTTCTGCAAGGGCCTCAGCAGCCTCTACAACAGACTTTTTACTCTCTTCTAGGTCCAAGGAGGCATCAAACAAAATTGGCTCTTTTAACCACTTATCCTGCATTAAAGAGTAAACGCCTACCATCTCTTCATTACTCGATTTAATATCGGCACTTTCGAAGTAAAATTCTGCGGGGTGTTGCGTCATAGGAAGAAGAATCTTAGCTCTATCGAATTCTTTCCTGACTTCATCGAGCTTTGCGAATGCCTCTTCTTTAGAAACTCCTGGCATATTCGTTGTTATAAATGCGTCTAAATTAACACGAATATGAACATCCAAATCTGATGACAAAAGCCATTTTGTAGTGGTGAGAGATCCTAGAATAACTACCTCAGTTACCCATTTCTCATGTTCTTTTAGTCCGTAAGTTTCGTACATCTTATCTATGAGACGAAGAATAAAATCTCGTTGGTAAGAGTACAATTTTAAATCTAAATCCCATACAGCGGAATCAAGAAATGGGTATGAATAATCTAAAATAGAGGCACTTTTTTTCATTTTATTTTAATCCTGCTTCTTCTAAAATTTTACCATACCAGGCTGATGCTTCTAAAAGATTGCATTTATTGTGCTTTTTGCTATTTTCTACACCAGTTAAATATTGAAGATTCCAACTAACATGCAATCCAGAAACTTTCTTACCACACAAAGGAATAATGTGATCAACAGCCATTCCATTAGGGCAATTGGCATAAAATTCCAATGTCCCATCTTGCCCCCACGATACAATACGAAGTTTACGTTTAGCATTAATTCTAAGACTAGCTAATCTTCCTACTTCAGGATGTTCTTTAACATATTGAATAAAATAATCTTTATGTTCTTCTCTCCATTTTATAATTACTTCTGGATGTTCTTCCCTATAAATTTGTTTCTTCTCTAAAATTAATTTTACATTTATCTCGTAATATTTTTCACCCTTAATTCGAACACATTCTACACATTCTCCATTTGTATATCTTCCTACTACAAATGTATCATGATTTCTTATACAAAATTGTTTCTTACCACTAATAGTAATATCATAATTTCTATAATACTTCTCTTTACATAGTAAACATGCTCTATCTGTACCTCTTCCACAAATAAAAGTATCATGGCCCCGTTTACAAAATTGCTTTTTTATTTTAAAATGATCATAAACACCAGTTGGCATAATACTTTTCCTTAGATTTATTTACAGGTAACAACTAAGATTTACTTCTGAGGGGCTGGATAGTCGGCAGCTTGCCTTGATGGTATATTTTTAAAATCGTCGTAGTGGTCACAATGAGAGCATTTTGTACCCAAATAATATTTATCCCCATCCTTCTTAACCACATTAAGAAAGTTAGAATTTCTATTACAAATTGGACAGTGCAAAATTTCAGAGGTATATAAACGCACTTTAGTGGCCTCACTAGTAGTAATCATTTTAGGTTTCCTCTTTTCTTTTTAGCCATCTGTTCTAAATACTTTAAATTATCTGGTGTATACTCATAACACTGACATGTATTCTTAAATCCTACATCCTTTGGCATTCCTTTACCATTACACCATTCCTCACCAATAGGAGGTCCGACATAGCCATGCAATCTTTTACTATGACCACACTTACAAGGAAACTTATCAGATAGCTTGGGTCTTTTCATATTGATATTCTAAATATTCGAGATTGGTCATTGGCTGATAAATCTCCATAATCTCTACTGGAGTATCTACTTGATGTGGACAGAATCTATAATCAAAATACCCTTCGTGAACATCATAGACATTTAAACATTTCTTACAAGGCATTTTATCTCTTATTAGGATTCTTCAATAACTTAGCCATCTTTTCATTAGCTGCAACGTCATTAAATCCCAAAGCTTTTTGACAATTTGGGCAGAAGATAGCAAATCTTTCATCTCCTGCACCCATCTTCATAACAGTTAAATCATCATATTTCTCTCGGCAAGTAGAGCAATAATACTCTCTAATTGCTGCAGCCTTCTTAGGACGGCCACGTTTCTTTTTCTCAACTACGGGAACCTCTTTCTCAGGTTCAGCAATCACTGGATCTTTACTATGATCCTTTAATGTAACTGGAACCAATTGTGCTGCATCTCCATTATTCACAATACCAAATTGTTCTTCACTCATCATATCTCTCCTTATATTTCTTCTCTAAATAAACTAAATTACTTTTCTTAAATCCGTCACATCTGCAACCATTTTCTTTAGGTTGATCTTCTAACCAACCTTCCCAACATAAATTTCTAATTGTATTCAGTTTTTCCCATACATCATGATAGTGTCCACATTGGCAAGGAAACTCAGTTTTATTATTCATTTCTCAATTCAGCCATTATACTCAAACTTTTTGATGTGCCAATTCTCTTTACTCCAATATCTATAAGCCTCTTACACTGCTCAAGTGTGGAAATACCACCTGAAGCTTTAACATCTGTATGAGTACCATTACTAATTTCAACTAGCATCTTAGAATATCTGAATGTATCTTCAAATGGTAATTTTATATTCACACCCGTCGAGGTTTTTAAAAAGTTATATCCTAGTTTAATCGCTATCTCACTAGCTTTTTTGATTTCCAAATCCGTCAAGAGTCCTACTTCTAATATCAATTTGAGAATATGGCCCTGAGATTCCTCACGAACAGCTTGAAGCTCATCTTCATATCGCTTAAAATCTCCCGACTTAATCGAAGAAAGGTTGGCCACTAAATCCAACTCAGTTGCCCCATGAACAATGGCATGGTCTACCTCACCACACTTAGAAAGTATATCTTCAAGTCCTAGAGGAAAAGAAATAACACTCACAACGGAAGTTTTACAAAAAGGATCAGTACGAAGTAAATTGCTGACTAGTTTTACAAAGAAGGGATTGACACATAACCCTCTAAATTTAAATTCCTTGCAATCCCTTACTGCAGCACTATAGTCTCCGAATGGTGCAGAAGCATTCAAAAGGGTATGATCAATATAATTTGGTAGAGTATTCATTTGCTATAGTATATCACAATTAGTCTCAGTTGTCAAGTCCTACTTTACAGGTCCAAGATAAGTATTTATAAACTCAACAAGTCTCTTCTCATCTATCTGTTCTAAATTCTTAGTAGAAAAGATAGCATAATCGATGGATTTCTGCTTGTCATGGCCTCGTTTAACTGCTTCATAATAATTATTTATAGCAATCACATAGGCAGGACAAGAAGCTGCACTGATCTGGTTAGCCTGTTCTTCTGTCAAAGGGGATTCTTCAGCTTTCTTAACAATATCCTGTTTACTAAAAGCTCTTACAATCCCTGTGGGAATTTCTTTTCCTTGTGCCAAATCGTAAATAGCCAATTGATTATGAGTTCTAGCCAAATTTAATGCCTTCTGTTTATCTGGAATTGTGACAACAATATCAAGATACACTTGACTCCCGTTCACCCATGCTCCAAAGGAATTATTGGGATCACTTAACAAATCTTCATTAGAATCAATATAATTCTCAATTTCCTCAAAGTCAACTAGAGATACGATCTTCTCTTTCTCAGGATAGACGCTAACTGAATAATTGTTGGTTCCAGCTAAGTTTCCTTTAGAAAGGTTATATGTTACTCCACCAGTTGATTCAATACTCTTTAAAATATCATTGATGAAATGACCATTAATATCAGCTTGCTTTAAGGAAGCATTAACTGGATTTCTTAATGCTTTACTAACTGCTTTTTGAATAGAGGGGAAGGGATCAGTTATTTTAAGTAGATTACCATTTTGATCACCCATCTCAATTACATCACCATCCTTAAAATTTCTTGCTATAAAATCATCTACAAAGCCAGGGATAGCCTTCAGATCTTGTACTTGAATCTGAAATCCAGCCCCAGCTTTTTCATTGGAAACTCTTACCCAACCTGATTGAATCATCTTAGCCCAAACCATTCCAAGGGTAGTAAAAGGTATGTCATATTGTTTTAAAATTTGTTTATTCTGTTTAATCCAAGCACCATGATGAGTACCAGCATCAAATTCTGTCCCATCTGGAGCAATCCAATAACGAGTAGAGGGATTAGCTTCTTTCTTACAAAATGCTTTCTTACTTGAAGCAATATTAGAATAAGGCTGAGATTCATCTTCATCATCGGTTGCAACGTCCCACATCGTATTTGGAAAGGGTTTCTTCTGCTTCCCAGCCCCCTGGTCTTGAGGACTCGAAAATGGACCGCTGTCCATTGACGGATTAACTCCAACAGCATCTGTACTGAATTCTGCACCTGTGAATTCACCTTCAGCTGTCTTATCCAACTCTACTGCTCGTTTTGTTGCTTCATCGAAGGAAATCCTTTCACCAGATAACAGCTCTACCTCATTGGTTGTGAAGTCAATATGATCTACTTTATTAGAATCTTTAGAATCCAATATCTTAATTACTTGATCCATATTGAGATGATGCTTTGCTTGCTTTAAAGATGCATTAACTGGTTGATTTGAATTTTCTTTTACTGCTTGCTGAATTCCTTTTTCAATTACTTCATTATAATCTATTCTTAGATACTCCCCACTCATGCCTTCTTCAAGGCTCACAATTTTTGCTGGATGCTCTATAATAAAATCATTAACTGCATCTGGAATATTCTGCAAATCATTTAGCTGGACAACAATCTCATTTGATGTTCTACGCAGTCTAACCCAACCTTTTTCAAATAATTGATTAAACAAAGAATCCCATACTTCACCTACATTTTCATCTGTTATTTTTTCAGGGATATTTTGGAGTCCTAGTTCCTTAGCATTGTCAAAGGCATAATCAGGATGACTAGCAACATCAATCATTTCACCTTGAGGATTCATCCACAAACCATATCCTAATGCAGCTATCTTCTTTGAAGCCATAACACTTTCGGGCATCATTTCTTCATAAATCCCATTGAGCAGTTCAAGCTCATTAGTGAGTCCCTGTCTTTCATATTCACCATAACCATAACGTTTCATCCAATAATTTGTAATCTCTACTAAACCCATACCACGCTGTCTTAAAGCATTGAATTGTTGCTGCTTTGCTCCCAACTCAAAAGTTCTTTCCTCATAAGGTGTTTGTCTAACCTTATAAATATCTTCAGGAGTATGCACAGGCAATTCTCCTATAGAATCTTGAATTGCATGTTCAATCTCATGGATAATAGTGATACGTTTAGCATCTAAAGAAATTCTAGGATTTATATATAATGTACCAGAGGTATAATCATAAAATCCTTTAGTTGTATCTTTTAAACTAGGATCTTTTTGTTCAAGTTCTCTAGGCGTATGTTCTATTTTAAAATTAGGAAGGGAAGCTATTACATCTTCAACAGTAGTTCCTCTATTCTTAAAATGCTGACGGATCTCTTTATCATCTAAAGCAAATTGAGTCAAATCATTAATTGCATGATAGGCTACCTTTTTGCTCCCAACCATACCCATCTGAGTATCAAGAGATTTCCTCACTCGATCTTTAAGTGACAAAATTACTGAATCGGTAACTTCAGAGTGTGCTAATCGAATAGCCTTAACCACATCTGACCATCTCTTATGTGCTGTGAGGAATTCATTCACTACAATATCCCATAGAGCATCTTCATTAGCTACATCATTGGGATTAGGACCACAAACAGTAGTATCTTTAGGGTTATTGAAAGCTATAGCTCCAGGAGATTGAGTCAACATATTTTCAGTCTCTTCCTGTGCTGGCCATAGATCTGCTGTCTTGAAACTAGATGGAATATCATAGCCTTTACTTTGGGCGAAGCGTTTGAATATTGTAGAAAAATATCTTTTATATACAAATATTTCAGAAGTATGAACATTAAATTTTCGTGCTAAGTCAGACCCACTCATCACAGGATTTAGCATATTATCTAAGACAGCTAATCTTATAGCAGCGGTACGTGGAAACTGTTTTCTTGCTCCTTCCTTAGCTTGCTCTATAATCTGACTAAACTCTTCTTCAGTCATCTCTGGCTTAGCTGGTTCTGGAATATCGTAAGCGTCTGAAACATCAGGAGATTCATTAAGATCATAAGCTTCTTTCAAACTACCTTTCTTTTCAGGTAATTGTTTAATCAGCCAATTTCGTGGAATATTATATTTAGTTGTAGCAAGAGTCCAAATTTTAGCAGTTAAATCACCAACATCATCAATCGTATGAAAGGGACGAGATAAGGCTTTAATTTCGGGGATAGCTTCAGGAGAGGCTTTAGAGATAAGCTTAATGAGTTTAACTAAGAACTCATATTCGGGATCAAAAAGAGATACTTCCCGTTGTCCTCTATCTATTGCTGGCTGAATAGGGAAAATGGGATCACCAAGCACATCTGCCTTAAGCAGTTTAGCTCGTTTAATCCGTTCAATATGCTGTTTGATTTGTTCTTTTTTGGCAGGATTAGTCTCAATAGAGAGCTGTTCTAATAGCTCATCTATCTTTTTAGGTTTGTCTAAGGTAGGTAGTTGTTCAATAATATCTGTGGAAGTAGGTTCTGTTGTTTCACGATTTACAGTATTAAACCAAGCCCAACCCAATTCTTCCCATTTAACTTCTTTTCTAACTCCCTCTTCCATTCCCTCTCCCGTCAAAGCTTCTTGCAACCAATCCGTAAAACTTTTCTCATCTGTAGCTCTTTTAGCGGCATCAATCACCACTGACATTACTTTTGGATGTTGTATAATAAAATCATTAATGCCTTTTGTGGCCTCATTAGAATATTCTTTCAAGTCAGCTTTCTTAGAAAATTTCATTGATTTACCTTATTACTAAAAATTTAGTACATCGACATTGTTTAATGTAACAACCTTCTCTAATATGATTACATGTTCTAAGATATTGGGACCAATTTAAATGTATTCTACCATTATCTCTAATTACATGCTGACCTAAAAAATGATCACAATTGCTACATTTCTTAATATCGTTCATTTTAGATTGGGATTTTCTATACAAGTTTCTCCATTATAATTATAAGAAAGACATTCTTCTTGTGTATTATAATTACATTGGATAGTTTGTTCAACCTTATCAACCATACACCAATTAGCTACTCCAATGATATGCCAAGCTAAAAAGATTGGAATCATATTGTTTTATTTGGTGCAGAAGGATCTGGCATTAGAACGTAGGCCATAACATCAGGATTATAAATCCATTTTTGGCCTTGAGGTGCAGGAGATGTTGGGGCAGCTACAGGCACTTCTAGATTATCCTGATCTGTTGGCTGAACATTCTGGATAACTGGAGCAGGTGTTACAGCAGGAGTGGCTGGAGGAATCCCAGTCCCTTCTTCAATTGTTTCATCTGTCACCTGGACCGCTGCAGTAGTTGGTAGCTTCTTCTGTGCAGGAGTCGTTGGCATTGTATCACCAGCATGAGTATATTCCATATGTTGCTGATAAGCAGTAAAATCAGGAAATGTCATACCACCACAAAGAGCACAAGATGTTTTCTTATCATCTGGTGTAACTGCAGGAGTAGCGTTAGCTGCTGGAGCTGGATTGCTTAATGTTGGAGTAATTGCTACTGGTAGAGCAGCTTCTTTTAGATTCTCTTTACCCCAACTATGTTTATAGCAATAGCGTTTCCCTTCAGCAACACTATCAGCTTTGTTATTGCAACCTTCAACTGAACATAGAGGCCATTCATTTGCAGCAGCTTCTTTCTCTACAGGTTCATCTTCTAATTCATCCTTAGTAAGTTCCTCTTTGTATTCTTTATGAACTAAGCTACGAGGTTTTCTGCCTTTCTCTGAGGATTCTTTCTCTACTTCTTCCACGATATCTTTATGCTCTGGCTCTTCACGTTCCTCTTCAGATAGCTTAGGAGTAATACCTGCTTTCTGCTCTGTTTCCCATAAGAGATTTTCAAGCTCTTCTAAACCCCTATGAAGTTCTTCTGATTCTGGTTCATCTTTAAGTTTAGATTCTAATAAATCTAGTCCCATAGCCACATCTTCAAATACTTGTTCAATACTAAGTTCTGATGAATCATTCTCATCCTTACCAGCTACTTTGGGCAAAGGATTAGATTCAAGTCTTTGCTGGACTTGTTCCATACGAGATCTCATATCTGTAATATGATCTGTAAGGGCCTGATAAGGATCTATCATTGCTTCAGCTTTCTTACTGAAAGGCTTTAAAATTGGTAACTTCATTAGTTCTGCTAATTTAATTTGCATTTAATTTCACCTTTAAACCTTTATTCCAAGGAGCTTTTCCTTTCATAGCATCCCATTGGCATTTTCTGGAACAAAATTGTCTAACTCTTGCTAAGTGTGGCTGACGCTTAAATTCATTCTTACATTGAATACAAATAACTATAATCCATTCAATCCTATGGCCATCTGGATGTTCTAAATGAAATTTATCTAATAAGGTTTGAATACCAATTTTACCTTTTTCAGATTGCAGTTTTTTACCTTCTTCAGAATTATAATACACCTTGAGAGCTTCACTTTTCTTTTGCTTACTCTCTTCAGATTGTTTTAATCCAATATGGGATTCTCTTATTCTTTCTATTTGTTCTTTAGTTCTTTTCCTCCCAGTTAATTTCTGTCTAACAGTTTCTCGTCTCTCAGCATCGGGAGTAGGAAGTACTAAAGGACCTGTTGGCTTCTCATTAAAATTATACTTATCAGATGTTATGGAAATATAATATTCTTCTCTTTCATGAAGTTTATCTAAAGAGCAAACTTCTAAAATTCTAACCTCAAAAGCTTCTTCACCATACTTATTATAAGCATTTTGAAGATGCTCATTAGTATGTCTATTTCCACGTAATGAACTAAAATGATGGGCAATTCTTAAATAAATTACTTTACTAGATCCAATGTAAGAAAATCCATTGATCTTATTAAAGATATTATAAATACCACAAACTTTCAAAGATGAATCTAATTTCATTTTACCTCATCTAAATTTACCATATCTGTATCAAAATTGCAATCACCAATTTTATAAACCTTTCCATCAGTGCCTTTAACTAAAGAACCTTTGTGGGATTTAAAATATTCCACGGCGCGGAGGCGTTTAACTGCCTCACCCTTGGTTTTATAAGGTCCACCTAGGTTCTTCCCTTTCTCACTAAGCACATGCCATCCATCTTTCTGATGGACAACACGAGCAACTTTATTCAAACTGCTATTCATTGATAGTCGTTTATATTTCTGCTCCAATACCTTCTTTCTTTCTGGGTCCGTCTCTTTAGCTAATTGATTCAATAAGTCATCTTTAGCTTGTTCAACATCCATAGTGGGCAACTTATCGATTACTCCACCTGCTCCTTGTGAACGTTCATATTCTTTGTTTTCTGCAGCTTCATTTAAAAGATCTTGAGCTATTTCAGTCCAATTAACTTCATTGGGGTCCATATCCTCTTCTTGCTTTTCAACTAGAAGATTACCATAAGCATCTTTTAAAACTTGGGCAAGTTCATTAACATTAGAAGCTTCTTGTGCTAATTGTCTAGATTGATCATAAAGTGCTTGATCATTATCTAACCAAAGAGAAAGACCCCAAGTTGATCTATTAGTATAACCTGAATAATCTGTACCATAACCTGCATCTTTTTCAACAGGTGGATTATCTAAATATCCTCGTTGATTAGGTATTGTTGGAGGAAGGGCTGTCTTCAATGCTGTTACACTAAATCTACCACATGTAGGACATTTCTCATTCTCTTTACCTGCAAAGGTTCCATGACAATCTGGGCAATCTTTTGCTGCCTCTTCTTCAATAGGTTGCTCATTAAGGGCTTCTGGTGTAGCAGGAGGACGATTTGCATCTAGAAGTTCAGTTGAATTAACCCAAATAGGTCCTTCTGTTGGACTATCTACTAAGGTTTGTGTACTTGTAGCACCGAGAACCTTACATGGTTGGCCATTATACTGCACTGTTTGACTTTCTAGGGCCTCAATCTTTAGTTTGGCTTCAGGTACCCAAGCTCTGACATTATGTTAGTACTCTGCGTTGATACCACTGCT